CCTAAGTCTTGCCCGAGTACCTCAACAACCGTCACACTACCTGTTGGGTAGGTTGTATTGCTGACAGTGATACCGGTATTGGTAGCAGCGGACAAGGTAACGTTGGCCTCAACATAAGCCGCTGTGCCATTGGTAACAGCGTAATTAAAGGCCATCGCCGTATTGACGTTGCCTGAACCAGCCGCACCCGCCGCGTTGCCCTTGTACATGACAATATTACGCGGACCATCCAGAGCGCCATACAGGAATATGAAAGTAGCTTTCTGGTAGGTATCGAGTTTTACGGGCTGGGTGACGGAGTAGACAGAACCGATGTTCTTCGGGGATAGAACGGAAACGATTTTTGTTCGTTCACTTAAATATGAACCCATTTTATTTTACCTCTTAAAGATTAATTATTGTTACTAGGCGGCTAAAGTAACGAAAGCGGACAACGTCGACCCACCGTTGTTAGGAGTAAGAGCAGAATCGATCCAAGGGGCTCCATCAAGACGCTCAATCACTCTGAAAGCCGTCATATCGGTAGCAAAGGCTACATGCTCGGATGACGAAAGAGTTAAGGACATTCTGTCACCGATAATGTAGTAGTTGAAGTCTGCCAGTAACAAATCACCAGCAGTTCCCAAGTCAGCCATCTTTTCTGAGATGACTAGCGGTCTACCGAATATTGTCATCGGGAAGTCTTGAGCCGCTGATTGTCCGGGGATGTTAGCGATAAACACGCCATTACCACCAGTACCAACCGCCAGGCTCATATTCAGGATGTCACCTAACGCACCGGGAGAGCAAACCCAAACAGCCCTCTTATATGAAGACGGGAACAGTCTGACTTGCATATTGCGGATGTCATCGTATTTGATGTGTGAAGTTGTGGTACGGGTTGCGGAGATAAGACAAGGCGAGTTCATGATACCGATTACTTGTCCAGCGCCCTTCGCCCATATCATGTCATGGTCTTCAAAGAAGCCAAGACCCTCACGAAGTAGATTGCCCAGTAGTGGGGCGATAGAGATTGGTGAGTCTGCCAGAAGTTCGTTGGATACAGAAACATAATCCGTAAACTTCTTGGCAATTAGCTGCATTTGTCCAAAGGCCGGGTCACCAGTACCAAGAGTACCGGCTTCAGCCGTCCATGTCCCCTTGATACCGCCATGCACGGTTGTTGCGTGCGTGGTGTCTACAATACGGGGATACCACAGAGTATCGGTTGCCATTGGTACAACTTGCGCGCGAGGCCGTACAACCTGGTCTTCGATGATGAGTTTCAATAGTTCCGGCTTGAATTCATAAGGAACTAAAAACCCGCCTGTAGAACCTTGTACCTCACCAAGCGCCTTAGCGACTGGTTCCGGGACTCCCATGTTGTGTTCCCGCATATAGACGGCCTTACCAAAGCCCGCTAGTCCGCGAGTTGTTTCCGCAGTCATGCCCCTGGTGTCACCCGGCATTTGTCCGGGCGCTAACGCCTTATACATAGCGAGCGCATCAGCCGGCTTGACTTCTTGAGCTGGGGTGAAAGTTCTGGTCTCTGCCAGTGATTTTTTGAGTTCTACTAATTTTGCATCCACGTAAGCATTGGATTCAGGACTAAGATACGGCTTAAGTTCAGTCGCTAAAGCCTGTAATTCCTCCGCTTTTGTTTTTACTTGTTCTGCCATAAAATCCTCCAAGATTTACTTGTTCAATATTCGATTAATTCTTTCTTGTACCTCACTAACTTGTGGGGTATTTATAGTTTCAGGTATGTCGTTACCTGTAAGACGTCTTAGTTCAATCATGTTGTCATTAGAGAGTCCGCAGTTGGCTACAGCGCATTTCAGTTCGTCAATAATGTCTGACAGTTGCGCTTGGCTGTATTGTTTTGGTTTATTCTCTGCAACAGTTGGGTCGTAATCGAGTTCAACTATTGGAGCGTTTTTAATATCTTCAATCAAATCTGCCAATCCGCTTGACTTGGCTATTCTGGCGGCTTCTGCATTCATGGGAATAGGAGCAAATGACCATTCAAGCATCTCCCACTTCTTGTAGTCAGTCCCGCCCTTTTCGTTAGTTTCATATTCAATGGGGTTAAAACCAATGGAGGCTGTATTGATAAATCCCTTATCCCATGCGTTCTTGACTCTCTGGGCAAATTCATCACCTTCAAGGAAGATAGGTGGCCCAGCAAGAATTCCCTCAGGTGTTACCTTGAGATAAGAGTTCTTGGCAACCGGTAAACCTGCGGAGGGTGTTTTCCCGCTATAGTCATGAATCCACATAATGACAGGGTTTTTCAGATAGTTAGTTAAATCACCACCTTCCGGCATTATACGATCACATCCCCTGTCGAAGTTGGGAGTAGTGATTAAAATCTCCTGCTTACCATCTAAGCCCTTGCGAACAGTAATAGGAGACGCGAATCGCTTTGTAACCAACTCTTTAGTGGTTTTCATAATGGGAACCTCCGGTAATGACATATTTTGGTCAGTATCGCCTGCTAACTTCATTAAGGCTGAATGAACTGTAAAATATCCTTTAGTTGGGTCAGCAGTCAATTCACGATACTCATTTAACTCGTGGTTACAGTCTTCCTTGGTTACCGAATCAGTATCTTTATTCATTAGAACTTCATTATCCTTAATGCCGCTAAGATTATCAGGGTCAAGGATTTTAGCAGCCGCAGGATTTAAGGCAGCGTAGTCATAGAGTGTATCCGCTCCAACCACACGGATAGTTAAGCCATTGAAAACAGCGCCTTGCTCAACCTTGCTGTCTCCGACATAATCTATAAGTTGAATAGGCATTTAAGCCTCCTAATTGACAACTGGCATCCAAATACAGCGGCATTGGGGATGAGTGCTTGCAGGTAGTGGAGGCGCCTCATTGATGTTTTCTATATCGCCATCCATTGGGTCGCAAATCTCACAAGTCCGTTCATCTCTCGCCGTCAGCCATTCTACTTGAGTAACGCCGGCCTCTTTATAGCCTAAGATGTTGCCTTGATTACTAGCACCCAGTATTTCAGTTCGTGCGATCATCTGCGCCCTTGAGTCGCTTGCATCGGTAAACACGCCCTGAACTCTCTCGGCAATCTTGTCTATTGACTCGCCATTGTTAAAGCCGTCTGCCAGTGCCTGTGCTAATGCTTGTGACATTGTTTCCGTAACTTGCTCCGCAGCCCAGCCGATATGTGTCTTCAGCCATTCCAAAGCCTTTTGATTGAGTAATGGAGGAATATAAGGCTCATCTTTGTGTGGAGTGATGGGACTGACTAAATCAAGCCCGTTTCGACAAGAGTTAAAGATGACTTTGGTTAATACGGGTGTAACGGCCTGCTCGAACTGTTTCTTGGCCTTTGTAACGTCTAATAGCTTGTGGTTACGGTTTACAGCGGTCTGTGCTGCACGTACAGCCTCTCTAGCCTGTAAGCTATACATTTCCCTTAAACTACTGATAAGACGCGGCTCATACGACTCTGCCTGCTTTACGAACTTGAGCCAATAATCGTCTTTAGCCTTTTCCGTGCCAAGTATAGACTTTTTTTTTGAACAGCCTTAGTCGGTGGGAATCCCCCACCCGGTGGTAATGCAGGTTGAGCGTTTGGGTCTACCGGCTTCTGTGACAATAAGTCCGCACCGTTCATTACCTGGAATTGCATAGGCACCATAAAGTGTTCGTCCGGCATAATATCGCCTAAGTCCAATAGTTGGCGTGCTTCCTCTATGGATATAACACTGGCCTTAACATGATTGTCGATAACCTGCGCTTGTGCCTCAGTATCCTCAGGAACGGGATTATCGAAGTCCAGCATTAAGTCCTCGCCATAATCAGGAGTCAAGAACATATTCCATTTCTCACGCATCTTGACAAGGCGAGGCACCATTACGCCTCTGGCAAAGTTCAATAGTTGCGCTTCGGCATTAGCCCTGTTGATTGACTCTGTACCGCCTACATTAGCGTAAGATATACCAAAAGCGCCTAGTATCTTATTCCTGACATCTGCGGATAGATTAACAAAGTCCATGTCCTTGTTGTTAGAGGCTGTCTGTGATAGAGTAGCGCCTTGAGTGAGTATAGCCGCCCTGTGCGCTCTACCGTACGATCTGTGCCCTGCATTCCACTGATCTGCTAATCTATTCAGTTCATCCGGGGTAATAGACGCCTCAGTCGGATATGTAATGACAGTGCCAGCGCTCGCGTCCCAATAGAAGAAGTTTCTATTATACTGAGCCATCATCGACATGGATTCTATTTCGATAGCTGCTGACTGGGCCCGTCCCACGCCCTCCAGCTGGTTTAAGGGATTGACCTCTAGGAAGGCAATAACTTCTTCCGGCTTAAATAGCTTGACTACACTCTCACGTTCATACTTATAGCCGGAGATGTAATTAACAGGGTCAGAGATAGCACTCATATATTGGGCAGGCGCTATCCATAGTTCTTTAGTGCCCTTGTTCATTTGCTTGATGTGATAGCACTCGCCTAATAATTCAGTAAAGACTTGATGTAATTCCCTGAACTCATGCCCTGATTGAAACGGATTAGGCTTATTGATAAGGTCTAACAGTTCATGACTGTCAACTTCTTCCCTGTCACCGTCTTTATGGAGTTTGTATAATCTCCAGTCTACCTGGCCCACCGCGGTAGCAATCGTAGTTACAGCAGTCCTTACCCAAACGATGTCTTTATAATAGCGCAACATACCTTCTTTATTGCCGGTGGTTTGCCCGCTGCCAGTAAAGGTAATGCGATTAGTCGGCATGGGGAACGGAACGGCTTTGGTTATTAATCTATCAACTAGCATACCCATTCGGCTTATTGCCTCCAGGTTTAATAGCAAAGTAAATCAGCCCTGCACCAAGCAGAATGAACGCAGACGGCTTATAAACTAAATAGGCTCCGTAGAACACAGAGCCAGCACCAAGCAATAGTATTATGTCGCTGAAATCAAACGGTATCTTTAGTTTCTTAATCCCCTTCATAAGCCCACTTTTCAATGGCTCTCCTTGTTTGCACGGCAATAGGGCAATGACAATATCCACAGTTCGTACAAATGACTGACTTACACTGAGGGCATTCGATTGCTGTGTCCAAGTCGATATAGCCCATGCACTTAGGGCACCGGCCAATATTACCCGTTAATTGTGCTCTTGAGTCAATTATCATATATCAATAATTAACTGAGCCGGTATTTTACGGCCTTCATACATATGCTCAGGTTCAAAGTTAATATTATCTATCGTGGGTTCACCGCCAACACACCCAGCTTCAGCCATAATAAACACAATGGCATTAGGGTCATACTTAGTTAGAATAAGAGCTAATTCAGCTACAGTCATTTTCCTCTCCTTAGATCCAGCGAATTTCGGCCTTTGTACGATTAGCATTCACCGCATAGCGCCTTGCGTCCATCCCGTGACTCCACTCGTGCGTGGTCTTGTCTGTGTACTTACCGTCTTTGTCCGGGATATATCTGAAGTTTCGCTGCTCTTTGATGCAGTGTAGGCTTGCCTTAGTCCAGAACTGCTTGAACTGCCTGATTTTCTGATGTCCGAATTCTACGGAGTCAGCACCCTTATAGCATGGCTTGATATTATAGCCATACCGGTGTATCTCTTCAATGCTCTTTGGCTCCGCACTATCAGCAAAGATTTGTGCAGTGTTCTTGTTTATGTTAAGTTCATTCAGCCGGTGGGCAATGGCGTCATTTGTGAGGCCGTTTTCATAGATGAGTTCTTCGCTTGATAGCTCATCTCCCTTAAGAATGCACCTAACCAATACTGAAGGGTCATTGCTGTAACCAAAGTCCAGTCCATAGAACTCTTGACCTCCCTCAGGTAAACTATCGCATTGCTGGAAGTAGGGATATACTAAGCCCTCAACCCTACCAATACGGCCTAAGCCGTACACATTCCACCAGTTAGGGTCAGTTAGACGGTACGACTCAATATTATCTACTACAGGTTGAGGTAATACCCATTTAGCATCAATATAGGTTGAATGGATATAAGCGTTTTCAGGCTTGCCTATCCACTGCTCATGCGCCCAGAATTCAGAAACAGGATTCCAATCTACAAAGGTAAATCGTGCGGTTCTAACATCTAGGTTACGTGCGGTCTCCCATGGAACGTTGTTACCCTCATTGATGTATAGGATATCCCGACGTGGACCACGTACCTTAGCGGATTCATCAGCTCCAAAGAACTCTATGGTAGCAAACCTGTTGATGTGATACTGCTGCTCTGTCTTGTTGTAGAGGTCGTCATTAAACTCAGCGCCTAGAATATCCTTGAAGTCCTTAATACAGCCTTTCTTTAAGTGCGGCATGGATTCGGAGACTACAGAGATCAGAAGGTTAGACTTGGCTGTTTCAGCAATGTGGACTAGAACCTGAAGGATAGAATAGGTTTTACTGGAGGCCGTGCCACCTTCGTCCAAAGCACGCCTTATCTTAGGATTCAGGTATGCCTCTAAATTCTTATGAAAGATGCTAGTTAAAGCCCATCCCCGATTTTCTAATTCTTTAGTTGTCATTATGCTCATTAATGTGTTATACTTAATTAATGGAGGTACATAGAATGAAGGAAATTGTATTAAGTCAAAACAAGATAGCGATTGTTGATGATGATGACTACTACAGGTTAAAGCAATATAATTGGTATGCTGTCAATGAGCATGGGTACTGGTATGGACAGGCTTTCATTAGTACTAAACAAGTCTTTATGCATCGGTTTATAATGAATACGCCTGCCCATTTAAAAACTGACCATAAGAATAATGATGGACTTGACAACAGAAAAGAGAATCTTCGTATTTGTACTGCCGCTCAGAATACACACAACCAGATTCGCCAATCTAGAAATAAATCATCAAAGTTTAAAGGTGTCTATTGGTATAGTCCACGCAATAGATGGCGAGCGATAATTAGAGTCGGCATGAAACGATACTATTTGGGCAACTTTAAAGATGAAAAAACGGCTGCACTTGCTTACAATATAGCCGCAATAACATATCACGAGGACTTCGCTAATCTAAATATTATTGAGTGATCGTCTGTATAACGGGTTCAGATAGTTGCTTAGGTTCTGATCGAATATCGGTGTTAGGCTCCAGCCGTCCAACATTCTCTAGTTTCTCCAATAGTAGCTTAGTCTCTGGGTTAATGATGTTGTAAATACGTGAGGACTTGATTTCATTGCCCTTGCTTGTTATGTCCTGTCTGGTAGGTGCATAGTCACCACCCATCTTGTTAAGCTCTGCTATGGCAGGGATTGACAACTTACCACCGAAGCGGGCTATGAGGGTAAGCATTTCTCTACGCTCTCGAACGCCCATTATCTTAGCGGACTCTGTTTTGTCACGGAGTTCAATGAGGCGGTTCTTTATGTTAACCTTAGTTAAATTATTAGAAGCAATGACTACGGCGGTGTCTTTAGAATACCCGGCCTTAATAGCGGCCTCAGTAGCATTATTAGTTAAGAGGTAATTAATACAAAACTTTTCCTGCTTGGCAGTCAATGTTCTCATAGTGGTATTTTCTCAGGATAAACGGAGCGAAGCCTCTAAAGCGTAGCGTAG